TGACCTGATCGGCGTAGTTATCCGAGAACTGGTCAAGGCGAGCAGTAGCCCGCTGTATTTCATCTGGAATGACAAAGGTAAGCGAGCGGGTGACTTCCCGCATGATACGGCTGATGCCTTCCTGTAGACTGCCGTCCTCGCCGCCGATGTGCTTTTCAACAATCTTGTTGATGTTACGGGTTGTGACGCCTTCTCCGCCAAGCTGTTCTTGCAACGTGCTGTCAAGGCTGCTTTGGACAGCCATATCAAGCGTATCTAGGTACTGGTTGAAGGTAGTGTTAAGAGCGTCTTCGATCTTTCGCTCTTCCTGCTTGGAGATTGCGTCTCCGCGCTTTACGTCTACCTCAGCTTCACCGGCTGCTGTAATCGCTGCCTGCACAGATGATGGGTCTGGGTCATCTGAGAATAGCCCACCAAGTGCGCCACCAACGATGCCGCCGACAAACGTACCCACGCCGGGGATAAGGCTGCCCGCGATGGTGCCAAGAGTGGAGCCTATGTTGGCTTCTGTCGTGCCGCCGCCTAACTGACTGCCAATGAAACCACCAGCAAGCCCCGAGATAGAGGTTGCAGCACCAGCAGCGTCTACTACATTGGAGCCGAGTCCTGTAAGTGGCCGACCTCCTGCTGCTGCGCCTAGCGCCCCCGGACCGGGAGAGACTGCTGCACCAGACAGACCGAGACTTTGACCAATGCCCGATGTTGCAAAGTTAGCAGCAATCTGTCCGCCAGAACCCGCCTGTCCGAATGCGCCTAGCAGATCACCTGCGCCGCCGCCTGACAGCAGCGTCTGTCCGCCGCTGAGAATATCTCCAGCACCGCCCACAACCTGCTGCGTGATCGGAATAACAATCTGCTGGCGGATAGCAGCGGCAGCCATGTCAGCAAGTGTACGCTTGAAGATGTCTAGGATGCCGTCTGCTAGATCATCAAAGGCATTTAGACCATCATCAAAGATGTTGTAGAAAGCATCGGAGAACTCGCCTTCAATGCTGTCTGCTACTCGGTTAAAATCTTCTTCAATCTTGTCAGCAGTTTTTGAACCCTCGTCAGAGAAATCCCCCATTGACTCGGCAGCTTTCTTTACAAGCTGAACATATTGATCTTGTGTAATGTTTCCTTTATCAAGTGCATCTTTTAATTCAAGGATAACATCCCTGTATTTAACAGCAGACTCAAATGCCGGATCAACAGAAGCACGCAGCTCTTCATAAGATTTAGATAAGTCTTCATTTGCTTTTGATACACCAAAGTACGAATGTATGCTTTCAGCATACTCTTCTCTTATGTCAGCAAGTATTCTCTCTTGCTGTTGAATAGAAAGACCTGCGTCTTCAAAAGCACTTTTTGCTGTTGACAAGGATTCTTTGAGCCTGAGTTGAGCAGCGATAACAGGGTCAATTTCTGCCAAAGCTGCCATGGACTCAGACAAATTGTCTTGAGCATTGGCTGCTTCTACGCCTAAATCTCTTCTTTCTTCAAGGGCTTCAATAATAGCATCTAATTCTGCTTTTTCAGCGCCATACCTTCTTACCAATGCTCTCATGGCATTGGCTTGATCTTTAAGAATCTTTATTCTTTCTCTGGTGTTCTCTAATACTTGTTGAGATGCATTTCTCTCCCTGCGTTGCTCAAGAAATCTTTCTGCATTAGCAACAGCCCTAACCTTCTCTATATAAGCATCAAGCCCAGGCTGCATTTCATCAAGCCTGTTGGAGATGTTCTCCATCCTGACTCTTTGCATCTGATCTGCTAAGTAGCCTAACTCGTCTGACCACCTTTGAGTGCTTTCTTTTGCTGTATCAGATCGCTGAGAGAAGAAAAATATAGAGCTGACAACGCCAGCAATTATTCCAGCAGGGCCGCCCAAGAAAGAAAGTGTCTTGGAAAGAAACGTCATCCGTCCTGCGAATCCAGAGATGACAGCAGTTGATGCCTTTGCGGCATCAGACATGTCAAACAAAGCAGCCACAGCGCCAAAAATCTTTTTAGTAAATGACGCTATTCCGATTACAGCAAGAACCTTTGTAAGGGTTATAATCTTATCAATGTTCTCGCCAATTATTAAAGCAAGTTCACTTAGCCCTTGAACAACACGGTCAAAACTTTTTTGAAATGACGGTTCAGAGATACTTTCGGAAAGTCTATTTATTGCTTCAGCAGCACCGAAAAGATTTCCTTGTGCCATTAAATCAAAAAATGCAGTCTGTAGCCTTTGTATTGAAGCCGCTATTCTTGCTGACTGGAGCCTTGCTTGAGCAGAAAATACGTCCTGAAGCTCACGGCCAAACTTAGGCAGAACTTCATCAGAAAGAAGTCTGCCGTTTTCCATCATTTCAAATAACTTTTGGGTGGTTACATCAAGAGACGCAGCCATTATTTGAATCGAACCCGGCATGCGCTCGCCGAGCTGCTGTCTCAACTCCTCAGCAGATACTTTCCCTTTGGACATCATCTGCTGGAGTGCTTTCATTGCACCTTCTGCCTCTGGAGCAGTAAGACCCATTGCCCTAGAGGCTTCAGCAATACCAGTAAAGATTGTCCTTAATTCTCTGCTAGTAATACTAGTCCCGCGTGCCGCGGCTGAGAACTGTGCCATCTGTTTAGCCACGGTTGGAAAAAACAGGCCCAGTCTTTCTGACTCATTACGAATAAACTCAATCTGTCTACCAGCAGCGCTCGCTGAACCTGCTGCTACGCGCATGGTCGCTTCTATGTTAGCTAACTGAGTGGTCGCTCTTTCGACACCTCTCGCAAGCCCAACAAAAGTAAGGCCGCCAAGTCCAGCGGAAAGAAGGCCGAGCATACGGCGCAACTTCATGCTGGTCCTTGACAGCCTTTCGGTCTGCCTCTCGGCCTGCTTCATCTCTCGGCCCATTCGGCTGGTCTGCTTTCCAACCTCGTTGGCCTCTACACCTAGAGCGTTCAGCGCCCTAGTTGCTGGTTTTGCCTGCCGAGCATCTACCTCAATTTGTATCTTAGCGACTTCTGCCACGCTGTTTTTTCCTTCTTTCGCTTATCGCTCTGAACGTATCGCTAACTTTGTCAGAGACCCTATCTCTGTTAATCTGTTCTGGGTCTACCCATGGTGGTGGGCACTTCGGGTCCTTGGATTTGCTCTGTTGATCTACGAAAGCAAAGGATAGGTGGCGGAGGGCTATAACTTCTTTAGGTTCTAACTCTATGCCCATCAACCTTTGCCAAGATTCAATCAAGTCCCAGTTTAGGGGAACAGGCCCCATACCACCTTGGGTATGAGGCCCTGCTTCAAACAACCACTCTACGATGTAACCGAGTTCTCCTGTGTCTGGATACTGGCCTTCGTAAAGTTCCCCTCTAGGCGTGGACTGCTTATCTGGCGGAGTGGCTAGATAGGCTTGAAACCTAACGTAAGTTTCTGCTACTCCGAGCTGCTCGTAAAAAAATTGGAGCGGTCGCCCTGGAACTCGTCAACCTGCTCCGCAATCCAAGGAAAGTCCTCATATACCTGACGGACATTCTTTTCAGAGTAAGGCAACTCTCCGTCGCCTAGTTCGATGTTACCCCAGTCAAGGGTGAGGGCTACCCGAGTCTCCAGCGCCTCTTTCTCAAGAGTGTCGATGTCGATGTCCTTGCCGGAACGCTTGCCCCGGAAAAGACGTTGGATTTGAGCGCGACGCTGTTTTGCCAACTTGGAGTCTGGCCCAGCCACTTTGATCCAAGCATCGGTGTCTACACCTGAAACAGGGTGCTTCAGGTAAAGAATTGCGCCCTCGTTAGAACCCTCAACTGAGTTAAAATCATCTAGTTTCATAAAGACCCCCGGTCTTATTTCCCAAAAAGTTTACGGTGCTGCAACCTCGATAATGTCGTTGGTGATCTCTAGGCTAACACTTGCCGTTGTGATCTGATCGACAGTACCGACGTTGGTCGTGTAGCTCATAATCTGAGCCTCGAAATACAGGACTGTCCCGTCCTGAAGTGTGACCTTGAAGCTGTAGTTATCGTCGCTATCAAGGCCGTTCTGTAGAAGGGTCTGCCCGGCATCTCCGGGTACACGAGCGACAGTCATTGCGACTGACCCATCGTTGTACGAACCCTTACGTTTTACGGTCCGACGATCACCCAGTGGATTATGGGTGACTGCGGAATACTCGCGGCCAAACTCACCGAGGTCAGTTACCTCTCCGACTAGAGTGAAACTGAGACCCTCAAAACCAGTCTGGTCGTAGGTTCCTGCTGTGCCGTCAGTAAGCTCAATCGTTGTGCCTGCACTTGTAAATGCGCTACTCATTTCTTATCTCCTTTACGGGGCTGCGACTTCAAAGATGTCGTTAGTGATTTCAAGACTGACGCTTGCGGTCGTGATCTGGTCAACGGTACCTACGTTCGTCGTGTAGGACATGACCTGAGCAGCGAAGTAGAGCGTTGTGCCGTCCTGAAGAGTTACTTCAAAGTAATAACTGTCATCTGAGTCAAGTGCAGTCTGTAGTTCTGCCTGACCACCGTCGCCTGGGACACGAGCCACAGTCATGGCAATACTGCCGTCGTTGTAGCT